AGCTATGTCAAAAATGTCACCCATGTTTTGCATTAATGTTACTGCTCTTTTCGGACCAACACCCATAACTCCTGGTACATTATCTCCTTTATCTCCTGTTAAACATTTGAAAGTAAGATATTGTTCAGGGTCAAAGTCATAATGCTCGTCCCAATTATCTAATGTGATTTCTTTTCTCGTTACTGTCGAGAATCGTGATATATTCTCGTCAACAAGTAAATCCCAGTCTTTGTCAGATGATATTAACCAAATATTTTCTAGTCCCATATTCTCTCTGTTTTCACACAGAAAAGCTGCGATATCATCTGCTTCCACACCCTTATATTTAAGAGTGAGGATATTTTCTTTTTCTCGTAAAGTTTTCATAGTAAACTCAAGTTCAGAAATAAACTCTAAAAATAGTTCTTCCTCTTCTTTTGTTTGTTCTGCAAATCTTTCTTTACGATTTGCTTTATACTCTGGATAAAGTTCTTTTCTATAATCACTTCCTCCGTCGCCAAGCACTACTATCTCTCCGCAGTCATAAGACTTTGCAAGAGATTTTATAGTTCTTATATATTCGTCACAAAAAGCTAAATTACCTGCGTGTTTCCATCTAAATGCGATGTTTAATCCATCAACTATTAGCAGATTTCCGTTCGGTATCGGCTTCCCATGGTCTGTAAATTGTATTGCCATTTGTAAATCCTATCTCTTCCTTTTGTAGCCAATGTTCTAATAGTAGAACATACATATCTAACCAAGCTATATACATATATTGCTTTGTATGTATTGGCTTTCTTTTTGTTCCGACATACTGCTTTGAGTGGTTTTCTTTAAAAATAAGCAGAGGTTCTTGTTTCATTTCCTTAGCTTGTTTACAAAGTTTATTCCACCATTGCACTATATTATTTGTCTTTTGTGTAAACATTTTGTGATTAAATGCCATATCTCTATAGTGTTTTACTTCTATTGTGAACACATTCTCATGGTCTATAATATGTAAGTCACCTTTGATTTTACCACTACCACTTCCTGGTGTTTGTGTAAAACTTAGATTTGCATAATCACTTAGTATTTTTGCTACTTTTAGCTCGGCATACCTACCTTTACTTCTTGAACTCATATATTTTTTCCAATAAACCAAAAGGCTAAAAACATAAAACCAACTGTTGCAACTTGCACTACTGACATTATTGCTACAAAAGGTAATTGTATTTTTCCTAATGGTAATAATTCTTTTTCAAGCCACTCTTTCTGTTCCTCTGGAGTAGCTTCACGTGTTTTATTTAATTGTAATTCTAACTGTTCTATGTATTTCACTTTAATAGTTTTTCAAGTTCAACATATCCTCCGATATGTTCTCCATCAACCACAATCTGTGGAACACTAACTGCCTTTGGAAACTTCTTTGCCATTTCCAAATGTTTAAAATCAACTCCTAAAACTTTATAATCTACATTATGCCCTTTATTTTCGGCTAATGCTTTGGCTTTTTTACAAGCCGCACAGTTTGGTATACTGTAAATCTCTATGTTCATTCTGGAAATCCCTCTTCTACGAACTGTCCGATTGTTTGTATATCATTATCAGACAGAACACTAGCTTGACCCCACATTAAAGCAGATTGGGCACCTCTTGTGCCTCTGTTTTTATATGTAGTCAAAGCATTAATTATATACTCTGCATCTTTGCCAGCTAACGCTGGAAATGCTCCCATGCCCTGTCCTTGTCCACCATGACAAGCTGCACAACCACCCCATGCTCCACGAATGGAACTAAAAGGGTCTTCAGCAGCCGCAAGTTGTTGAATTTTTAACTGTTCTACAACAGTTCCATGAACACGAACATATTCTTCATAACACTCTCCATAACAACCTTGTACTCTCGGTTGTCGAGGGCTATCTTTTGTTGCATACCAACTAAGTCCTATCATAATAATTATAATAATTACTGGATATTTAAGCATGATATATTATTCTCCTTTATTATTTCTACTTTTTGTAAGAGTGGGTGTGTCCAACCATGAGATACTAAATATGTATTTAGGTCATCTTCTTTGAGTAGAACTTCCACTACTTTTTCTTTTCCCTGCTCATCAAGAGCCTGATTTACTTCGTCTAAAAATAAAACATTGATACGAGAGGACGAAATACTACTCATAAGGCGTCGTATTGCGACTAATGTGGCAATATTTACTCTTGCCAGTTCTCCGCTGGAAAGTGCCGTAATATCAATGATGTTTCCGTTATCAGAGACTTCGACATTTAATTTGTCGCTCTGTATGACGAAATTTAGAGAAAAACGTCCATCACTAAACTCTGCGAGATAGTGGTTGGTCATTTCTTCGAGATTCTTTACCATACTCTCAATCTTATATGCAAGTAGTCCGTTTGTGCTAAATGCTTTCTTGAGTAGGTCAAGTATCTGTAATTTATCTTCTCTATCAAAGAGTTGTCCAGAAACTTCTTCCAACTCTTTTTCAAACTGTTCTGTTTGTTCTTCTATAATACCTATCTTCGTGTTGTGTCTTTCCCTACGATTATTCTCCTCCACAACTTCTTCGAGTTTTGCTCTCGACTCAGAGATTCTCTCTTTAAGGGTTGAGATTTTGTCTGACAGGTCTTTCTCTGAAACCAATTCTTCGGGAAGAGTCGAATCAATACTTCTATAAATCTCTTCCCATTCTTTTTGTTTGTTTTTACCTTTCTGTATTTTTCTGTTATGCTCTTTGATCTTCTCAATCTCCGAATAAATCTTGGAAACATTACTTTTTGCAACTTCAACTTCGGCCTCCTGTTTCGTTCTAATTTCTTCTATTAATTGTGTATCTACTTCCTGTAAACAGGTAGGACAAACTTTTTCATCTGTACCTTGAAAGATTCGCTTAGAACTTTCGGCTTGCCATTTACCCAGCTGGGACTGTAAATCATCATAATCTTTTATCTCTCCTTCTATTGGGTCGAGTTTTATACTTTCCAACTGTGTTTTCCAATAATTATTTTGAGAAATTTTTTGGTTTTTATCCGAGATATTTTCATGTTCTATTAATAAAGAACGTAAAGTTTTCTCGTCTTCTTCCGAGTAAAATGGTAAATCCATTTTGGGAAGTAGTGATGTATCTGTCAATTTATTGTCTGTTAACCATTTTTCGATAGTATCAATTTTTGATTCTAGTCGTGCGACAAGTGTTGACTCCGTCCTTACTGCTTCTTTAAATATCTCAAAGTAACGAACATACTCATCAAGTTTTAATAAGTCAATTAAAAACTTTTTTCTGTTTGTATCTGTTGCTGTCAAAAACTGCAAACTTGCATTTGTGTTTTGATATACCAGCTGTGTAAATGTTTTGAAGTCTACTCCTAGAGCTTCATTAAGTGTTTTATATGTATTTGTTGCTGTGTGAGAAGATATATCCTCTCCATTTTTTATCAACTTACATTTAAGGGCATTTCTACGAGAAACGCTAATACTATAATCGTCATTATCAATGGAAAAGCTAAGACTAATGTCATAGCCGCTATTAACGTAACGATTTGCAATGTCCGCTTTTTTAACATTTTTACTGTTTTTATTAAATAATACTTCTTCTAATATGAGAGGAATAGAACTTTTACCTACACCATTTGTTCCTACAAGTTGTGTAAGAGTTGCTTGGGATAAATCTAGTTCGTTATTCGACCCATATGAGAAACAATTACTCCATGCTAAATTCTTTAGAATAATCATTAAATACTCTCACTATATCGTTTGTTTTTTCTATTTTTAGTATCTCTGTTAGATACTTTACTAATTCTTCTTCTATTGTTAAATTGTCAAGATTTAAAGTTGCCTCTACTTCTCGTTTTATAACTTTCTTATCTAGCAACTCTGAATTTTTTACTTTTGCTAAATCTTGAACATCTCCCTCTATTTCGTAGATTGTGTGGTGGAAGTCTGTTTGTACCATTTCCTCTACATTATCTACTGTCTTACGAATTAACTGAGGTAAGTCAAATTCGTGCCATGTCCAAGACCAATCATCATCAATAAGAAGATAACCAGTCTTTACTACATTTCTATGAAATGATGTTGTCATAGGACTGCCAGGATATACAATATTTCGTTGAGTATTCTCGTGAGCATGTAAATCTCCTGCAAATACAGTCTTAAATTTATCAAATCGAGTCAAGTCTACTTCTGGCACTACATGAGGTGGTATCTCACCACGAACATGAGTAAATAGATAGTCTACACCCTCTATATCTTCTATACTGCCTTTTCTATGTAAGTCAGCATATGGTAGAATTGCCCAATCATGAAGGTAAAAAGTTTCTGTTATAACTTTTACTTTTGGATTAATTTCTTCAGTTACTCTTTTTAAATTAGTAAAAAATGTTTTATGTTTTCTTGTAGCTTCATGATTACCGTCAAATATAATCGTGTCTACACTAACACCTTTTACAAAGTCAAAGTATAAAGTAAGTTCATCCATAGATGGAACTCTATCAAATAAGTCTCCACCTATAATATGTAACTTAACATCTTTTTCTAATTCATAAATTTTTTCAAAAAACAACTTATATCTAGAACAAGCCCATGGTAATGGTACATTCTTTTGTCCTAATTTTATGTGCCAATCTGCTGTAAATAATATCATTTAATCCACTTTAATCCATGTAATTTCTTTATATCAGACCAAATAAACCATGCATAATCTATTGAATCTGTGCCTTTACCTGTAAAGGAAGGTCTTTTACTTAGTATAACTAAGCCATCAGGTGGAAACTGTGACCAAAAATCATATCTTGCTTGACTACCTAAAAAGTTAATTCTAAGTAACATAATTACTGTTGTAGAACAAGCCATAGAATGTTCTATAAACTCCTGTGCTAGAGAGAATGGTGGATTAGTTAATATTAAATCAACCTCTCCACTCCATTCAAAGTAATCTTTGCCTTCTTGTATTTCTGTCCAAGAAGTTTCTATTCCTTGATTCTCAAGAAATGATACTATTCTACCATCTCCCTTGCAGGGTTCATGAGCAGTTTTAAACTGTTTCCAGTCTATTGGTAACTTTTCATAACACCACTCGGGAGTAGGATAATAGTCAAATTTACTACGCAATGAAATCCTCTCCAGGCTCCCAAGCACAACCAGTTAATCCACCAGCTTTTAGTGCTTGTAAAGTTCTAAGTATTTCCTTGGCATTTCTACCTGTATCGTCACGATTGACAGATACATGAGCAATATATCCTTCTGGGTCAAGAATGTAAGTAGCTCTATAACATACTCCTTGTTCATCATCAACAATACCAAGTTCTTTTGCTAACATAAGTCCTCGGTCTGCTAATAGAGTATGTTCTATATTCCCAACATCATCATCTGAAAGTTTCCAGTTTAGTTTTGAATATTCATTATCTCCACTAATACCAAAAACTTCTTCTGTTTCTTGTAATAAAATATCCATTTCAGATATTTCTGTTGGACAAATAAATGTCCAATCTTTAGGATAGAAGTAAACTACTCCCCAATCTTGTAGCTTCCATTGTGATTGAACAATAAGATTATTCTCTTTATCGACTCCATCTAATTCAAAAGCTGGAAACTTTTCCCCAATACCAATCATTGTACATCAAACTCCGATGAGATGTTTTCATCAACGGAACCAGCTTCTTCAGTTACTCTTTTAAGAAGTTCTAACTGAGCATCAGCAGTTGGTCTTGGTAAAACATCGTCCATTGACTTAAGATTGGCAATAAGTTCCTGTTCACTTTCATCAAGTGCTCTTGGCTTACATTTTAGTGCTTGTAGCTGGTATTCCACATTAAAAACCTGTGGGCCAGTCTTGAGTCTTTTAAAATAAACGTCCCAACCAGTTTCTGTATCTGTTGGGTCTCCTAAATCTTCGGAAGCAGTCATTATTTGGTCAAATAACTTTCTCTTTAGATTAAAGATTTTAATTGTAGGTGTATCTCCGCCATAATCAATACATTGTATAGCATATGACCAAGCACACTTTTGGTCTGGGTAGTAAGAAGGGACATGGTCTACTTCTTTATTGTTAAAAGTTTCGGTATTTCTATCGAAAGCTAAACACTCTAAAGGTAGATTCTTGTTATTTTCTCCTTTTACCCAATAAAGGTATCTAGGTAATAAATCACCAACAAGTCTTACTTTGTGATTTTCCTTACCAGTATACACATATGATTCTATTTTTTCTTTCTGAGCTGAACCTTTGCTCTGATTAAATTTAATTGCCATTATTATATTTCTCCTTGTGGCTCCTCGAACATAAAGTGAATATGATTCGCTTTAATATCAAGCAGTCTATTATTTATAATCAAATCTTGCGACACAGGGCAGTGAAGCAAGTCTAAAGTGGTGTCTTTCGTTTCATTAAAATTATGATAGGAGCGGAATGATGCGACACCTGCATATTCTACCACCTCACTATCACTATAAGTCCTACCTTTCTCTAGTAATTCTTTAGGATTAAGTAAAAAACTATATCCACCGAACTTGTATCTACGAAATTTATAGGTAGGGTCGTAGTAATTTTTGGGTAACTGTTTATATGTTATCATACGAAGGATAGCAATTATATGTTTAATTTTTCCATTGCTTACGCTTAGTATCTTATCCCAATTATAGAGTAACATATATTATATCATAAAAATTAACCGTTGTCAAGAAGTATTTTTCCGAGGTCATAACTCCCTAACAGAGTAACCTTGTTTCATGTAGTATCCTAGTCTTGCACTATTTTGTCTACTTGCTGTATTACCCTTTAAATTTATATCTACAACCACAGGTTGCATTTTATCCTCTTTCTTTCTCAGTATTCTCCCAATAAGCTGCGTAAGTAGAGGTTCATTATTTATTGGTGTTGCTAATATTAAACAACTTAATTCATCTATCGAGATTCCCTCAGAGAATATCGACTGTGTCCCAAATAGAACATTTTTATCATTCTTTAACTTATTGATGGTTTTCTCTCTTTCGGCAAAATCCATATCACCTGTGACATGAACTGCTATATCACCTACTAACTGAGAACAAGTTTTTAGAAAATGAACTCTATTTGAAACTACTAATACTTTATGACCTCGAGCAGCATAAGCTGATGCTATTACTGATACACTATCAATGTATTCTCTATTATAGCATAAATGATTTACTTTACTTGCCCATGGCATTGCTCTGCCATCTAAAAATCTTATTTGAGATTTTATTATATCAACACTAGGTGTCATAAAGTTTTCTTTTGGTGGTTTCAATACATGATTACCAAAGTAATCACGAAAGACCACATGTCTACCATCTTTTCTTTCTAGTGTTCCTGTTAGTCCTATCTTATATCTTGCAGGCATTTCATCTATAATTCGTGTAAAAGTTGGACTACTAACGTGATGCATTTCATCTAAAATAATAGTTCCGAATAGATGTTTTATATCCTTAATTCTTCGGTATAAAGTCTGAATATTCCCGCAGACGATTGGAGGCTGAGTGTCAAAGACTCCACCACCGATTCTGCCTGGTCGTATTCCGTAGACTTTCTCTACTTCTTTTTCCCATTGACTTCTTAGATTAGTTGTATGTGTTACTACTAATGTTTTTTGTTTTAGTTTTCCTGCGATAGCTAAACCTGTAAATGTCTTTCCCCAACTTACCCATGCGTTAATTATAGCATTATCGTCCACCTCTGAATAGACCATCTCTTGGGAAGGTCGTAAATCAAACTTAAACTCAGGTAGTTCTATTGGTGACTTTACTCGTTTATCTACTATTTCGTAGTCATGTGGGATTAAATCCAATCTTCCGCCAGGTATAGTAACTAAACCTGGTCTAACTCGTCTAAAAGTTTTAATAACAATAGGCGGGTCAGTAGGTATTCTAGGAGGCAAAGTATAAGTTAATTCTCTTTCTAACTTTTCCTCTAACTCTGGAGTAGTATCTAAGTATATTCTATGATTTAGTATTGCCTTCACACTACTTTTGTCCAGTCAAGTATTGTTGAAACCTCTATATCTTCCCATTTTTTAAACTCTACATCATAACAGATTAGTTTATCTCCAGATTGATTGTCTAATTTATTTGGTATATATTTATCAGAAAGAGTATATTCTCTTTGATACTCTTTTCCACTATATAAACTTCGAAATCGAATAAGAACTATTCCGTCTTGTAGTGATGATATTAAATCTTTCGCCATGTATTATTTTTCCTCTCTTTAACTGTTTCATACAATTTCCAAGGTATTCCTTTTCTGTATAAAACTCCTGCCCATTTTTCTTCTGAGCTTGTTGGTCTAAGCACATCAAAAGGAAAAGGAATATCCTTTACCTTAATTATACTTCTACCTCTTAATCTTTCTACTTTTAATATTTTATTATATCTTAATTGTACTTTTTCTGTCTTTTCGTAAATTATAAACTCACCTTTTGAGTCAATAAAAAACTTTCCTTGATGTTTTATTAATTCTATTTCATCATTTATCATATATCTCAAAGGATATAAACTTTTCATTGGTGTTTGTAATCGTCTTTTTCCAAGTGTTTCTCCTGACATATTTTTATCGTCTAGTACTTGGTCTTCAATCCATAGAATACCATCTGCCTCCATAACTTCATCTGTATGAACAACATACAGAGGGAATTCAAAGTTCATACTATGTATTCTTTTCTTTCTTTCTTTGCGGTGTGTTTTATACCACTTTTTGTTGTATATTCTTGGGTTAGTCCTTTTGCTCCAGCTTTGCCTAAAATAAATAAAAATATACTTACTACAGTAGGCACTAAGATTGCTACTAATATAACTCCATCAGCCATATTTTGCCTCAAACTTACCCATACTGTAATCTTCTCCTACTTCAAAGTCACAACCGATTGGGCAACCTGGAATACTTACTCCTCTATCTCTCCCTACACATTCTTTCAGTTTTGCACTATATGTTTCTATCTCGTTCTCTGGAACTTCTGCGAGTATTGAGTCGTGAACTAAAGCAAATATTCTAGCTTTAGAACCCGACTTCTTAATATACTCATTCATTTCAATAGCGGCAAGCAAATTGACATCTGAGGCTACCGACTGAACTAAGAAGTTAATACCACTCCTTACTTCATGTGATGCGATACCTTGGTCTTTTGATTTTGCATTTGGTAATCTTCTCTTTCTACCAAAGAAAGAATATATAAATGCGTTGTCTCTAATAAATTGTTGATTAACTGCAAGCCATTGTTTAAGGTTTTTAAACATATCAAAGTATTGTGTAATAACTCTACTTGCCTCTCCTACTGAAAACTCTTTTCCACTATCTTTTGATACTTGCCAACTAATCTTTTGTGGGCCAGCTCCATACATTATACCGAATGTAACAGCTTTAGCCTGTTGTCTTCTATCTCCATATAATTCTGCAACTTCTTCTACTTTACAAGGTAGTTTAAATACTTGTTTTGCGATAGCCGAGTGAAAGTTTCCACCCTGTCTAAATACATTCATTAACTCCTCATCTTTAGCTAATACAGCTGCACAATATACTTCTGCTGTTGTTAAATCCATTGCAACAATTTTGTGTCCTTCTTTTGCTTTTATACAACCCTTTACAATAGGGTTATCTCGTGGTATTTGTTGCATATTTAGTTTACCACTAGACGATAATCGTCCTGATGTTGTTCCGTGTAAATTAAATCCTGTTCTTAGTCTTTCGTCTTTATCAAGAGCAGGTAATATCTTCTCTAAGTAAGTATTTCTTACTTTTACATTTTGTCTAACTTCTAAAATAAGTTTTGGTATTTCATGTTGTTCTCCCAACTTAGTAAGAACTTCTGCATCAGTTGAATCAGCTCCTGTTCCTGTCTTTTTACCTGTTGGCTCTAATCCAATATAATCAAATAATAGACTTCGTAATTGAACTGTAGAATTAGGATTAAACTCTCCTCTATCTTTTATAAATCTTTCTACAGCTTCATAAGATTGTAGTTTATTAACTGCGTCATCAATCTGTTCTTGCATCAAAATAGAACTTTTTTGTAATCTTTCTTTATCGAATGGCACACCATTACTTTCTATATCACAAAGAAAACGACAGCCTGGTAATAAAACATTTCTATAAACCCAAGTTAGTTTACTATTTGTATCTAATGCTTTTTTAAATTTATGAAATAAAGTTAGAGTTACAACTGCGTCCATTGCAGCATAGTCTTTCATTACATCAAAAGGAACTAAATCCCAACTAAAGTCATCTTTTAGTATACCATGTTGTTTTCTATAATTATCAATCCATTGATATAAATTTTGTTCGTACTCTCCATAATCTGTATGTTTCATTGCTAGAGTTTTTAGTCCATGTGTTCCTGGTTGCTCGTCTAGTAAATAATGTTGAAGCATTGTATCTTCAAATCTAGGAAAACTAAAGTTGAAATGATACTCAAACCATGCTAAGTCAAACTTTGCATTATGAAACACTACTATCTTCTTCTCAAAGAGTTGTTGCATATATCCTTCACATTGTTTATCAATGCAATCAGTAGAGATATATGCTCCTTGTTGCTTTCCATTATGTTCATAAGATATTGAAAAACCTATCATATATCCATCTCGTGGATATAATGCACTTGTTTCGCAGTCAAGAGAAATGTATTCAGAATCAGATACTATTGCACTGGTTAGAAAGACATATGCCTCTTGTGTATTTTCTATTCCTATTTTATATTCTTCGGGTATCTCTACAACTTTTAAATCACCAGATATATAATCTTTTATATTTTGTACTGCTTCTTCGAAAGCTTTCTTAGCTTCAGGTCTAAAAGTAATCATAGCAGGATTAATTATAGGTAAATACTTATCATCTATAAGTCTACCATTCTCTGCCGTAATTGATGTTCTCTTAGTAAAATATTTAAAAGGCTCTGAGCCTACTAGAATAAAGAAATCATACTCATCTTCATTGATTTGTATATCAACATCAGACTTTAGTATTTTTTTCTTTTTTGCTGTTGATAGAGCATATCTATCAAATTCAAAGTCAAACCAACGATGAAAGTCAGTTGAACTTGGTGTTGTTTCAATTAATGCTATATTAGCCATATAATACTCTCTTTATCTCTCCTATTTGTTCGTTTGTTAAATTGCCAGGGTCTTGATTATCTCGTAATCTTACTATTTTAACTGACAAATCCATCTTCTCTGCAAGACCTTTTATTTCTTGTGAAGCCTGACGTCCTGCGTCATCTCCATCAAACATTATATCTATACCAGTTACCCCTTGCATTTTGAGTAGGGATAATTTTACCCAATTCATTTGTTTTGTGCCGAAACAGCACACGGTGTTCTTTAGGCCTTTATCCCAAAGATTTAGGGCATCAAATATACCCTCTACCAATATTGCCCTGTTCTGTATTAGTTTGGGCTTGGCAGGACAGAAAGGCAACTGCACACCTACTGGGTAGATGTAATACTTAGGTTGACTCTCTCCTATCATATTATTACTAATCAATCTGCCGATTAGTCCAACACTTTTACCTGTTAAGTCACGAATTGGAAAAACTATCCTTCCCTCAAATTTAGGCACATTCCAAGTAAAGGCTTGCCATATTTTTAGTGTATCTTTTCCTATATTTCTAAATGGAGCATCCCACATAATTCTTTCTTCGGGCAGTTGAATACCAACTGATTCTGCTCTCTTTTGTTCTATCTTTTCTTTTAATTTATGTATTTTTATTTCTAAACTTGTTGCAGGCGAACCGAAGTGGGTAAATATATTACCCTTAAATCCGCAAGAAAAACAATGCATTTGACCTGTAATGCGATCTACCCTTAAACTAGGATTAGTGTCATCATGTTCAGGATTTAGACACTTTATTACTGCGTCCTTACCTTGTAGTTTATAATCTATGCCTTTTTCTGTTAATAAGTCTACTGCAATCATAATATATATTATACTCGATTTTTAACTTTTTGTCAAGTAATATTTTTAGCAATCCTTAATGAAGATACCATCAACCATTTTGCCTTTTCTATCTTTTATGTCATCATACGCAACCTCTAAACACTCCTGTAAATTAGTACTGTTTCTAGCTGCGATATTGATTAAGATTACTAAACAATCTCCAATATCATCTTTTACATCTTGTTGTTTACATACACTATCAGATAGTTCTCCTACTTCTTGAACTAATTTTAGTACTTGGTCTTTATCGCTAGCACCATCAATAAGGTTTCTATCTTCGTGCCATTCTACAACTTTATTTATTAAATCTATCATCTTACTCCTTTTGTATTATCTGGAGCGGAATATCAGAATCGAACTGATATCTACTGGTTGGAAGCCAGTCATAATTGCCTTTATACTAATTCCGCTTTGGTGGAGGTGACAGGAATCGAACCTGCGACCTACTGCGTGCAAGGCAGTTGCTCTCCCAACTGAGCTACACCCCCTATAAATCATGTACGTCTTCGTTTGTTTCTAGTGTTTCTTTTAACTCTGCTTTTTCGTCGGGGTCCATTACTGTATGAGGTCCAATCTTTAGTGTCTCCCAATTTATTTCACTAACAAATCCTGCCATTTTAGCACTCCTCATTTTTTCACAAGTAAGTTTTATTGCATTATGTTGGTCACCCCAATGAGTTATCTGATAAGCAGCATCAACTGCATCATAAATACCTCGTGAAAATCTTACTTGGTTGTTATCATTTGTTTGAACAGCAGAAGCAACAAGCACATTTTCATCTTGTGCTAGATACTTTAGTGCTTTCGATATTTCAATCTGCTCTGTCCAATCATATTGTCCTGAACGACCTGGAGCGTTGTGACGCTTAACTTGGTTTAGATAATCTACTACAATGATACCTAAATCATCATATTCTGCTCGTTTCTGTCTTACTGTGCTAATAATCTTAGCAACTGTGAGGGCGGGGTCATAAACTACATCAATTTGATTTGTTCTCTTGAACTTCTCTCTTGTGAGAACTCTATGGAACTTATCAAAATCTTTTTCTTTCAAATAATTACTATAGTGTTCTTCCCCATTATCAAAACGAACTGACCACCACTTTGCAACTTTCTGCCACTCATCTTCATACAGATTTCTTTCAATCAATCTACCAAGAGGAATATCAGCACTCATACTAACAATTCTTTGTAGAATCTGTCGAGTGTCCATCTCAATAGTAAAGTAAAGTGCAGACTTGCCAGTTTCCTGAACTGCTCTTGCAATATTACAAAGTGTAAATGATTTACCTCCACCACGTTTAGCGCCGACAACGACCAAATCTTTGGGAGAAAATTTATAGGATAAATCATAATCTTGATTTAATCCTAAAGCTAAACGACTTGAAATATCTTCTTCCGAGTCGAATAGTTCTACTGTGTCCATAGCTTCATCTTCGTCTTTTGTATCGACTCTATCTTGAACTTGGACAACTAATTCTTGCAGACTGTCTATGTTTTCTTGTGCGTCTGCGAGTGTTACTGTGTTCTCTATATAATCATCTATGCGAGTGAGTATCTCTCCTTGAGCAAACTCATTTTTTAAGTAATCTAATAATAAATACGCGTCTACGTCAGTCTCAACTGACTCTATCGCATAGACTTGTTCTTGTAATTCCCTAGAACGAATACTTTGTTTTAAATCTTCAAAGGTGGGTAACGCGTGATATTTAAGGACATGTTTATCAATTAAACCATGTATTTTTTGGTAGGTTGTATCTGGTAGGTAATGTTGCTTTAAACGATTCCATGTCGCAAAGTCACCTTGCGACAGTATCTGTTTTATCAATGCACTTGCTAAAGTCAATTATTCTCCCAAATATAAGTGAGGCGAGGGCCATCACTCGTGATAGAAACCCTCGACCTCGAAGACTAAACTAGCCTATGTTTTTCTTTGCACTTCCATCATAGTCAGCACATCTCAAACCTCTTCTTGTTAGCATAGTTTTTACACCTCTAACAGTTTTTCCGATTTCGTCTGCGATGTCTTCAACTGACATATCTGAAATGTCTAGATCAGCGAGAACGTCTGCTTTACCATTGCCTTTTACATGTTCTTGCTTTGGTATAGCATTAATTTCGCCAGCTCTTAGTAAGGAAAGAGCTTTACCTCTGATTGAGTTTACACTTCTTCCTAAAGCTTCTGCAATAGCTTCAACAAAGTCACCATTATTTACCATTTCGATAAATGTTGATTCTTCATCATCACTATATGTTTTGACAGATTCTTGCTTAGGTGCAGGTTTAACATGCTCTGTTAACTGCATAGAAAGAATCTTACCTTGAATAGACTTAGCACTAAATGCTCCGCCTTCAAAATTTGATGCGATTTCAGCATAAGTATACTGACCGCTGTTATCTTGAACAAAATTGCTCAAAGTTGCTTCTTGCTCGTCTGAAAAAGACTTAGAAGCAGATGCTGAAGCTAATTCAACATCATAACCCATTTTTCTAAGTTTTGAAGAAACACTTCTTGAAGAAGTTTCTAATTCTTCAGCTGCGTTTGCAACCATAACTTGTGATACTGGGCTTTCAGAACCAACAAAGTCTACTAAACTTTGTGTTCTTTCATCTGTCCACTTTGGTACTGCCATTTTTATTATTCTCCTATAAAATGCTTTAAATTATTAATTATTTGGACTCCTCGTTCCCGAGCAGTCTGTGTTTTTGCCGACTCAATCCCACTTTCGTTAATGAGATGAGTGCAATCTTTGGTTAGACTTGATTTTACTAAATATCCGTAATTTTCAAGTACCTTTTGGGCATGAGCCTTTGTAGGATAAGACATAAGTTTTCCTGTGATACATACTGTACCTTTGATTTCTTCTACTGCTTTACTTGTATATGAACTTGTAAAATCAAAAGGTAATAACTGTAAGTAATTATTAGGATAAAATTCATCTTCTAACCATCTAAGTAGGTTTTCTGTTGCCTTTGGGCCGATACCAGCTTCACTACAAGTTTGTGCGTTTATATCTTTAATGTGTGATACTACATTACATAATTTTTGTGTAGCGGATCGCCCAATCAACGGAATAGAAAAAGCGGGAAGTAGAGTTTGCAGGTCTACTGATTTTGACTTCTCAAGTTCTGCAAATACTTTTTCTCCAATCTTTTCTGAGCCTAATCTCATGGTTATCTCATGACCTTTTATCTCATAGAGTTCGATAATGTCTTCGACTTTTAACTTGTTAAGAGTTGCTGGTCCAAGACCTTTTATCTTTAGTTTTGAAACAAAGTTTTCTAACTTCTTAAAACCCTTTGCTTCACAATTATCATTCCTACAAAATAATTGCCCATTTAGAAGTTCTAATATAGAACTGCATGATGGACATTCTGTTGGAATTTCTATTGTTTTCATATTTTCTATTTATATATTATATACAAAATAAACCTTTTTGTCAAGAAATATTTTTGAATTTCTAGGATTAATCAAGGTTTAAATTTTGGTGTCTGTTTAGCCAATCTTCTGCTGTTTCTGATTTTTTAGGAAACCATCTTAATATCTTTGAATTTATATTGAAACACTCGGTGTAACCTCCAAATTTAATTTTTGGTTGGTACTGGTCGTCTGCAAACATATAGTGTAAAGTATACTCTATATTTCTACAATCATCATAATTGCCTTCCCAAGTTCTTTGTATAAATTGTTGATAGTCTGGTGTATAAAAATCTTTACTGGAGCCTCTTTGAAGAACTCCTTTTCCCACTTTGCCAGGTCTTGCTTTCGCAATTCCTACTTTTAAAAACTTTTCTCCTGTATCAGGATTTACGAATTTGATTCCATAAATCAATCCTGTCATTAGTCTTTAAATCTTTGTGAAAAATATAATCGTGTATAGAATACACGAAGGTATGCTGTGACTGTCATAAATGCTATTGATATAACTGACAATCCCCATGCACTTGTGATATCCCAAACTTCAATACATAACCATAGTATTAAATAGTTTAAGGGAAACTGTGTAATTAAAGCACTACCTATACTAAAGGCAGACTCTTTATGTATTCTTATTGACCTTTCGTCTTTGCTAAAAAAGCCCATATTCTTTTTCTTCTAACTCCCATATTCCGTCTACATAATTTTCAGCTGCTTCTTCTGCATAGCTTTCATTATGTTCTTCTATTAATCTTTGTCCTATAAGCTCTCCATCTATATAACACTTTACAATAAACTCGTTGTGATATTTATAGACTTCTGCTTTTCTATTCTCTCTTATAAATGTGTGTAATCTGTATGGTCTCATTAATCATCTCTCCACATACTAATGTCTGGTGGGTCGGTATCATCAAAAAATAATACTACTGCTATAAAGACAATTATTGAAAAAACTATAATTGTAAAAAGTTTACTTTCAAAAAGCATCATCTTTATATACCTCCTCTAAAGTTGGTTCAAATACCTGCCTTCTAAAATATTCTATATCAGGTATTTCAAATTTTACACTTATTCTCTTTTGTATTCTAAGCTGTTCATGAACCCACAAGTCATACTCAGCTTTTAATTGTTTTTCTGTGTATAAAATCACTCTACTCTCCTCACTATCTTTGGTATAATTTTACCACTTCGAATGACTTCTACCTTACAACCTATCTCTAGTTCTAACGCATCTATAAATCCTGCGTTATGTAAGGTTGCTCGTGAAACTGTTGCGTCCTCTATCATAATAGGGTCTAGGATTGCAACTGGAGTAACTGCTCCAGACTTTCCTACATTCCACTCAACATCTAGTAAGGTTGTAATTACTCCTTCTTCCCTAACTTTTAGAGCAAATGCTCCTCTTGGGTGGTGAGAAGTGTAACCTAGTTTGTCAAACTCGTCATTATTATCTAATCTCCATACTGTGCCATCAGTAGGATAGTAATACTTATCTACTGTGAAAACTGTTGCAAATCCCATCAAAGCTAACATCTTTAGATTATCTGCATAAGTGTCTGCCATGTAAGGTTGGGCATTATAAGCTACAAAAGTTAAATCAACAGAACGAGTTTTGAACTCCTCTATATCTTTTAAATTTAAGCAACCCGATGCATAGTTTCTTGCATTTGGAAACTGTATTGGAGCAACTACTTCCCCTGTAATAAATACTACTTTATTATATACATTAAAGTCAGTAGGTATTTGTCGAGGAACAATGTATTTCATTTTATCTGTAATAGGAACTCCCTCTTTGCCATCTCCACGAGTAAGCGCTAATTTAAACTCTCCATTAACATAAAGTAAACTTACTGCAGAGCCATCTAACTTAGGGGATACTAATACTGCCTCATCATCTGCCCAAGAAGGTGGATTATTCTCTCCTTGAAACACTTTCTGCAAAGACCACATAGGATATGTATGAGGTAGTCTTTGCTCACGATTATCGGAATAGCCGACTTCATCATCTACCTTTTTTAGTCTATCATAGACTTCATTAGGTATGATTGGTTTACCATTGAAGTAAGCCAAGTCACATTGCTTTAAATAATTTTCCAAACTCATTAATATATTATACGAAAAAATAATATAAAAGTCAAGAAATATTTTTTAGTTGTACTAATTATTGCCTGTACTTGAACTAGAACTTGTTGAATTTGTAGTAGTTGATGATGTTGATGTAGTTGTTGTTACTGGTGCGGGTGTAGGCACTGGTGTTGGTGCTGGTGCTGGTGCTGGTGTTGGTGCGGGTGTTGGCTCAGGGGTTGGAGCAGGTGTAGGCTCAGGGGTTGGAGCAGGTGTAGGTGCTGGTGTAGGTGCTGGTGTTGGAACTGGTGTTGGAACTGGTGTTGGAACTGGTACAGGTACTGGCTCTGGTATAACTATTGGTTTGGGTGAGTCTGACCAGTCTACTTCATCAAGTAGATTACAAGCTGAAACAAACATTACAGTTAATATTACATTTATTATTTTCATGCCTATATTATACTTCAAATAAACTAAAAAGTCAAGAACTATTTTTTAACTCTGATAAATATTATCTATTAAATCCTTAAAATTCTCCTCTATAACTTTTTTACTTTCTGCTAAAGAAAGTAT